GGAAGGCGCAGGGGGACTAGTCGTCGTCAACCTTTTCGCGTACCGAGCGACAGACCCGAAAGAACTTGGCAATATCCCTGACCCGGTCGGCTCGCTGAATGAGCACTATCTTTACAAGGCATTGGACCTTTCCAGCGATAGCGGCTTGCCGGTCATTTGTGCGTGGGGGGCGGCCGAAATTGCAAAACCCCAAGCACGTCTGTTGGTAGAGCGCCAATTAGAGACGCAGCACAAGTTGGCCTGTTTGGGCTGGACAAAAGCAGGAAGCCCCCGCCATCCCCTGTACGTGAAGGGCGACGCACCGCTAACCCCTTGGGAGGTATTGGAAGAATGACCCGCAACCACAAAGCCCTCATGGAAAAGATCAAGCGCTATACCGAAGAAGCCTGCCGGACCCGAGAGACGGCAATCGAAACGCTCAAGCGCGAAGGCTATTTGGATGAGAATGGCAATCTTGCTGAGCAGTACGGCAGAGAAGAGGGCCCATACTGCTATGACTGTCGGCGGCCTTACGGTTCAGCCGGTTTCCCAGACCTCGTAGTTCCACATGACGTGTGGAAGCAGATTTCGCCAACAGGCGATGAAGGCGGCTTACTCTGCCCCTCATGTTTGATAGCCCGGCTATCAATATCAAGGATTGAGTGCGTAGGATTTTTGGCTTCCGGGCCGCTTCAATCTGTAAGCAGGGAAGAGTTTAATCGGCTCGCCAGCGAGCGGGAGACGGTAAAATGAACACATATGAAAAAGCGATCATTTTTGAGATTGCGGACCACATGTCCGAGAACCCTGACATGTGGGAGACGGTTCTGATGGATAGTCCTCAGGGGTGTAAATACCTTATGAGGGCTCAGTGGACCATCGCCCCGTCTGTCAGGGTGCGCGGCTTTACAGCTTACGTCCGCACGCATAACGCAGAGTTCAAATTCAGGTTTGGATGGATAGCGCGGGTGCTGTGCCCTTGGAAGAAAAAGCTATATGCAGCGATGTCAAAAGTCAGGGCACATGAAAATGAGTCCACGACGATTGAGGCCCTTGACCATCTCAAACGAGTTTTGAGCCCAGCGACGAGCGAGCGGGAGGAATAAATGAACCCTGAGACAGAGCCTTGTCAACGCGTTAGACATTGCGGAAATTCAGCTGAATTGCTGATTGCTTGGCATCCTGACGGTGGGGAAGATGGGGGCAACAGGCAAGAGGTTGGTTTGTGCCAGCCTTGCGCAAAGCAGCATTGTAGTGAATTGGCCAAATATCCGATGGCGTATCAGACGCTTTCTATCGAGTGCCTGTGAAAAGAAGGCCATGACCATGGCCAATGAGTAACCAAACGTCAGCGTCGAAGCTGGCCATTTCCCACTTTACTCGCCTTTACCCACTCGCCCGCGAGTCCGAATAGTGGCTCAAAACCACCAACCCACAACATGTAGAAATCGTTTCTTGCGTTTCTTACGTTTTTTCGGTACACAAATCATATTCTGCAAATCATGCGCTCGCCCGGCAACGGAGCGGGCGTTTTGCGTTTCTGGAGGGTCGGAATGTCCAAGGCAGACAACGCGGTGGACTGGGGTCTGACCGCCATTTTCTTCTTCGTTTTCACGCTGACCGGGTCGGTATTGACCTGGCTTGGTGCGTCCTTCGCCTATTGGGAGTGGGCTGACATGGGCGCGGGCTGGGTGACTGTCCGGGTGTTTCTACTTTGGGCGCTGATCGGCGCGGGCATCTTTCTTATTGGAGAGTGGTGGGACCGCCGCCAGTCCAAGGAACAGTGGGAACGGATTTGACCTGCCGACTTTGCGACAAGCCAGGTACGCCTTTCCATTCTGCCCAACGTGACGGGCACACAATTAACTGGCTCAGATGCGAGAAGGGCCACACTTGGACGGTGAGGCTCGCCAGCGAGCCGGTTCAAGCGCCCAAAACTGTATCGGTAAATTAAACACTTTTGGCATTTGGCTCGAAATACACGGGCTGAAACAAAAATCTGTCGAATATTTTACGAATTTCCCTTGGTCGGCATCCCTGTGCGACCGAACGCGGCGAGGGTTGGGTTTGGGCTACCCATGCGTACCTCGCCGCACCCTAATCAGGACCACTCAAAACCATTTCTAAAATGGAGTTTGTCATGTTGAACAAGTTTCTAGATTCCGATAAGGGACGGCAGACCATTGCAGCGGTTGCCGTCCTGGCCCTTATCCTCACGGTGTTGACTTGAGCGGTGGATACCAGCCGACGGGTGAAAGTGGGAGACCTCGCGGAGAGCCTCCTCATATGGGGACCGCAGGAAAGAAAAACGGCAGCAAGAAACAAGTTTTTCCCGCAAATAAAGAAAACCCTGCGGATAATGTAGAGCAATGGAGTCTTGACGACCTTGTTCCGTATAAGAATAACGCCCGAACTCACAGTGAAGAGCAAATAGACCAGATTGCCGCATCGATGAAGGAGTGGGGCTGGACCAATCCAGTTCTGGTCGATGAAAAAGGCATGATCATTGCGGGCCATGGGCGCGTATTGGCCGCTCGTAAGCTTGGGGTAGAGAAAGCCCCCGTTCTCGTTGCTAAGGGGTGGACAGAGGCGCAGAAACGGGCCTATGTGCTGGCCGACAACAAACTGGCCATGAACGCAGGCTGGGATGAAGCGCTGCTGAAGGTAGAGATCGAGGCGCTGGGCGATCTTAATTTTGATTTAGACGTTATCGGGTTTGATCCATCTGAACTGGCCGACATTTTGGCAGATCAGACCAAGGGGTTAACGGATGAGGATGAAATCCCAGATGCTCCTGAAAAATCGGTGACGAAGCTTGGTGATGTTTGGCTGCTTGGAAATCACAGGCTTATGTGTGGCGACAGCACAAGTGCCGATGATGTTGCTATGTGCTTGGACGGGGCTAAGCCGCACTTAATGGTAACGGACCCGCCTTATGGTGTGAATTACGACCCAACAAGAACATCAAACAATAAGGCAAAGTCAGGAAAGGTTTTAAACGACGATCGTGCGGATTGGCGTGAGGCGTGGGCGCTATTTCCCGGTGACGTTGCTTGTGTCTGGCATGCATCCATGTTCACGCACATCGTCCTCGAAAGCCTCGAAGTGTGTGACCTGCATCGTCGAGCCATGATCATCTGGGTGAAGGACCGGATGACACTCGGGCGCGGCGATTATCACTGGCAGCACGAGCCGTGCTGGTACGTCGTCCGCAAATCCAGAAAGGGCCATTGGTGCGGAGACAGATCGCAGACAACGATCTGGAACATCAAGGCGCGCGAAGATGGCGGCCACGGCCACGGGACGCAAAAGCCCGTCGAGTGCATGAAGCGCCCTATAGAAAACAATTCTAAGCCAGGCGACTGTGTGTATGAACCTTTTAGTGGGTCTGGAACCACGATAATCGCCGCAGAAATGACGGGACGGTTGGCTTATGCCATTGAGTTAAGTGAGACTTATGTGGATGTGACGGTCGCCCGATGGCAGGCATTCACGGGCCAGAAAGCTAGACTTGCGGGTGATGGCCGTTCTTTTGCGGAAATCTCAGCAGAGAGACTATCCCAATGACATCAGCAAAAAAGACCGCAAGAAAATCAGTTGCTAAGCGCAATGTGGCCAACGGGAGACCGCCGTACAAGAAGAACGATGCGCACCGAAAGGTCATTGTCGCAATGGCAAGCTTTGGCATCCCCCATGAGAATATAGCGCGATCGATCGGCATCGACGCAAAGACAATGCGAAAATATTACCCTGATGAGCTTGCTGTTTCTGCCACAAACGCAAACGCCAAGATTGCCGAGTCTCTGTATAACAACGCAACGAGCGGAAATGTCACTGCGCAAATATGGTGGACAAAGGCCCGTATGGGCTGGAAAGAAACGACAAGGCAGGAGTTAACCGGCGAAGACGGTGGTCCCGTTCAAGTTATCGATGCGGCTTTGCTCGCCAATCTCACAGATGAGGAGCTTGAAATCCTTGAACGCGCCTCACGGAAACTTAGTCGTTCCGACGCTGGATCAGATCAGGGCTGAGAAGCGCCGTCGCGAAATCAAACGCAATGCCGATGGCGTCAGGGAACGATGTAAGACGCTGGCGGGCTTTATTCGTGAAGCTTGGCCGGTACTTGAGCCAACATCTGAATATATCCACGGGTGGCATATCGATGCGGTATGTGCGCATCTGGAGGCGATAACCTGGGGCACCTTTCGGGAAATGGGGCTTTCCAACCGGCTGTTGATCAACGAACCGCCGGGCACAATGAAGAGCCTTGTTGTGTCGGTTTTCTGGCCTGCTTGGGAGTGGGGCCCAGCAGGTCTGCCCTCCATGCGGTATCTGACAAGCTCTTATGCTGAAGGGTATGTGAAGCGCGATAGTCGCCGGATGCGCGACCTGATCAATTCGGAATGGTATCAGTCCTTGTGGGGCCAGACGGTAACACTTACCCGTACCGGTGAAGCGTCGTTTGAGAACAGCGCCAGGGGCAACCGGGAAGGCAAACCCTTTTCATCTTTGACCGCAGGACGTGGCGATAGGGTGATCATTGATGACCCGCATTCGACGGAAACGGCGGAAAGCGATGCCGAAAGAGAACGGACGGTTCGTATCTTCCGTGAATCCGTAACGTCTCGTCTGAATGATCCTGAAAACTCGGCAATTGTGGTTGTGATGCAGCGTCTTCATGAAGGCGATGTTGCCAGCGTGGCCGAGAGTTTTGGTTATATCCATTTGATGCTGCCAATGGAGTTTGAGCCGGACAGGCGGTGCAAGACCCCGATCTTTGAGGATCCGCGCGTTGAAGAAGGTGAACTTCTGTTTCCGCAGCGCTTCCCGGCTGAAGTGGTTGAGCGCGACAAGATTGCCATGGGCAGCTATGCCGTTGCTGGTCAATATCAGCAAAGACCGTCTCCGCGCGAAGGTGGCCTGTTCAAGCGGTCTTATTTTGAGATTGTTCCGGTAGCGTCTGCGCCCAGAAAGAAATGCCGCGGTTGGGACTTCGCCGCAACCGAGGAAAGCCAAGCCAGTAAACCGGCATGGACGTGCGGGATACGCATTTCGCAAGGTGTGGACGGCCTTTTCTATATCGAGCATGTTGAACGGCTACGCGGCTCGCCAGCGACCGTTCAGACGACAGTTAAAAACACGTCGACGCAGGATGGTAAGTCGGTTCGTATCTCACTGCCCCAAGACCCGGGACAGGCGGGGAAGGCTCAGGCTCAGGCTTTTGTGACGATGCTGGCGGGCTTCGATGTTCACACATCACCGGAGAGCGGTAGCAAGGTGACAAGGGCGTTGCCACTTGCAGCGCAGGCTGAAGCGGGAAATGTGAAGTTGGTGGAAGGGGATTGGAACGAGGCGTTCCTTGATGAAATCTCGAAGTTTCCGGCAGGTTCCTATCTCGATCAGGTTGATGCGGCAAGTCGCGCCTTCAACGAGCTGGCGGATATGGATGATTTTTATGGCGTTTCGCTTGGCGGTTCGGCGGGACTGACGAAGCAAAGCGCTTGGAGAGACAATGGCTGAGGAAAGCAAGCAAGTCACGATGACGCTCGGCCAAACAGGGCTGGAGCGCGCGGGCGGGGTTATTCACGAAGAGTTTCTTCGTGACCTGAAAGGCCGCAAAGGCATCGCCGTCTACAAGGAGATGCGGGACAACGACGCGGTAATTGGGTCGCTCATGACCGCGATCACACGCCTTCTGCGCGGTGTGGAGTGGCGCGTTGACCCGGCGGACGAACACAACGCGGCGGACATCGAGGCCGCAGAGTTCATCCAGGAACAGATCGAAGGGCTCGAAACGACATGGGCCGACACAGTATCGGAAATCCTGTCATTTCTGGTCTTTGGCTGGTCGTATTTTGAAATTCTGTATTCGCGAGAGGGGAACCGGCTGGTTTGGCGGGACTTTGAAATCCGTTCGCAGGAAACCCTGCAGAAATGGCTTTTCGACGATGAAGGCCGGGTCTCGGCAATGGTCCAGTCCGTCGCCGGCCAAGGTATTTTCACGATACCGCTGGATAAGGCACTTCTCTTTCGCACAGAGTCTTCCAAGGGCAACCCGGAAGGCAAGTCAATCTTGCGAAATGCCTACGTGGCCTACTATCGCAAGAAGAATATCGAAACGATCGAAGGCATCGGGATCGAACGGGATTTGGCAGGTTTGCCCGTTATTTATTGCCCGCCGGAATGGACCAAGACGGGCGCTGAAAACTCTACTTTGTTCACCGAGCTTAAGGACATCGTTCGGAACCTGCGTCGGGATGAACAGGAAGGCGTTGTCTTCCCGGCCATGTACGATCAGGCAGGCAATCAGATTTTGAAACTTGAGCTTCTTTCGACCAATGGTCGGCGCCAGTTCGACACGAACCAGATCGTCAACCGGTATGACAAGCGCATACTCATGACGGCCTTGGCCGACTTCATCATGCTTGGCATGGACAAGGTTGGCAGTTTCGCGCTTTCGAGCGACAAGACCGACCTTTTCGCGGTCTCTATCAAGTCATACCTCGACACGATCAAGGCGCAGTTCAATCGAAAGGCCATTCCGAAGCTTCTTGAGCTGAACGGAATGTCAGGCGAATGCATCCTTGAGAACAGCGACCTTGAGGTGCCGGACTTCGACACGTTCGGGCAGTTCATTGAACGTATGGTTATGTCTGGTGTCTTGTTGCCTGACGAAGGTCTGGACAATCACGTTCGCGGCATGGCTGGCCTTCCCGCGCTGGACGAAGGCACCGCTCGCCGGCGAGCCGAAGAAGGCGACGATGACGAAAGCCTCTGATCGTGTGGAACGCGCTATTCGGCGTCTGACGCCCCGATACGCGACCCTGTTCAGAGAGGCTATCAACGCCGTTCGAGACCAGACAACGCTTAAGGCGCTGGCTCAGAGGCTTGAGGCGGGGGATTTGGACGGAGCGCTGCGTTTGGTCGGTACGGGCCCAATGGTCCGGCACCTGCAGGGTGCGGGAAACGGAGACAGCTTCAAGGCAGCGACGTTCGTGGGGTTGGCTTCCGGTGCGGCGGTGGCCCGTGAGAACCTGCCAAACAGCATATCGACCAGAATTCGATTTGATATGGTCAATCCAAGGGCAGTAGCCTTCATCGACCAGTATGACGCCCGGTTGATCCGGGAGGTCACAGACGCGACACGGAAGGGCGTTCTCGCGGTGGTGCGCAGTGGCCAACTGGAAGGGCTGGCGCCGGTGAAGCAGGCCAGGATTATTCGGGAAACTGTCGGCCTCACGGAAAAGCAGGCACTGGCGGTCGCGAACTTTCGCCGACAGCTTGAACAACGGACAAACACACCGGACGGGCAATCCATGCAGGCCGCGGCGCGCAGGCGTCTATCGGCTTCAGAGAGGGCCCGGGTCGCCAGACACATTCGCGAAGGCGGACTGTCCCAGTCACAGATAAACCAGATGGTGGAGCAATATCGGGGTCGGCTGGTGAACATGCGGGCCAACACGATTGCGCGAACGGAAACGGCGCGCGCGGTATCACAAGGCCAACTGGAATTGTGGAAACAGGCACGCGACCAGGGGCTTATACCGGTAGATGTGAAACGTAAGTGGATTGTGACCCGTGACGACCGGTTGCGTGAAACGCATAGGGCCGTGCCGGGCATGAATGAAGGTGGTGTGGATCTGGACCAACCGTTTCAGACCCCTCTGGGCCCGGTCATGGTACCGCCCCTCGAAACAAATTGCCGGTGTACGGTTGTGCTGGCGCTACCAGAAGCTTCCTGAGTGCTGGCCTCAGATGACCATTGAGCGATTGAGGAAAGTCTTTTGACTTATAAGAAAGAAGCCCTGGAGCTGGTTGGCGTTGTTCTAGGGCTTGGCGCGATCGCAGCATATGTGTTTGGGGTGTGGAGCCCTTTGATTGCGGCGGTGTATTTAGGCTTGTTTGACCTCATGTCACCATTAGAAGCCATTGCGTCCATGGCCTTTCTGTTTGGTGTTGGCTTTGCCGTTGGCGAAGCGGTTGTCTCAATGTTCTCGATCAATTGAAATTAGAAGTGCGCCGGCGATTTTGAAGAGCACGGCGGAAGCAGCCTTGAGAGCCGTTTGAGCTGCAACATTTGAATGACGTTCCGCAGCAATCGAAAGGTCTTGCGCCATCCCGATCAAGAGGGAGTGGGCGTCTTCGGTTGTGGGCGGTTTTGGCATGGGCGCGATCATACATAAAGGACGATGATATGGCGAGTGTGGGTTCAGCTTCCGACAAGCGCGTTGTTAACAATGCTGTTCGGCACAAATACCGTGTACTTGGAGATGCTGAAAAGGAGCAGATGCAGGCCGTGAAAGACAAAGGCCTCGAATTCTTGAACCTGATTGACAGTCTGCGCGCTCCAGTTGAAACGGATGGTTCGGGATTTGCGTTTGTGACAGTTAATCGTGAATTGAACATAGCCTCAGAACGGATCGAAGAAGCCGTTATGTGGGCGGTCAAGCACATTACTGCATAATGCCGAAACGTACTCTCTACGTTAACCGTCCCCTGAAGAATGGCGACGACCTTGCCGCATGGGCAAAGGAGAACGGGTTCTCCACCACGCTCGAACCATCTGACATGCATGTCACAATCGCATTCAGCCGGACGCCGGTTGATTGGGGCGACGCCCAAGGTGCAGCGCCCGAGATCATCGCAAAAGGTGGTTCCCGAACACTCGAACGTCTCGGAGACGGCGACGCCCTGGTCCTTCGTTTTGATAGCTCGGAAATTGAGAAGCGCTGGCAGGCATTCCGGGACATAGGCGCTAGCTGGGATTGGGATGAATACAAGCCCCACGTCACGCTAACCTATGACGGCTCAGACATCGATATTGAGGCAATCGAGCCGTTTGCCGGTGATCTCATCTTTGGTCCCGAGAGCTTTGAAGAACTTCAGGACGATTGGAAAGAAACCATTTCGGAGAAATCCATGCAGAAGGTCGAATTCTCACACAAGATCACCAAGGTTAATGACGAACTCGGTGTGATTTACGGATGGGCCTCGGTCACCACAAAGGGCGGTGAATTGGTTGTGGATAGCCAAGGTGAGGCGATTGAAACAATTGAGATTGTCAAAGCGGCTCACAAGTTTGTGTGTGACGCCCGCGTGGCGAAGGTCATGCACCAAGGCGGCGAGGTGGGCGAAATCGTCGAGAGCCTCGTTTTCTCCGAAGACATTCAGAAGGCGCTGGGCATCGAGCTTGGCTTTGAAGGCTGGTTCATCGGTATGCGTGTCCCGGACGATGAACTGCGAAAGCATGTCAGGAACGGTGACCTGCCGATGTTCTCCATTGGTGGCGAAGGTGAAAGGATCGTTTGATGCCTAAAAAACCAATACTGCGTCGAAATTTAGACTTAAGCGAGGTGTCGCTGGTTACGAGAGGTGCAAACCCCGAGGCAAGCGTCGTGCTTATGAAAATGGACACCGGTCTAACGTCAGCGGACCTTGACCGGCTGGTCGATGTGTTCGCCAAGGCAGAAGAAAGCCCAGAGACGTTCGCAGAAGCACTTGATGACATGCTTGCGGAGCGTGAGACATGGCGAGCCATGGACGGCATTTACGACATGGTTTCGGCTCTCAGGGAAACAATCGAAAGCATCGTGACAAGCGATAGCACTGACAAGGCGGCGCTGATTGGTGCCGCGGTTCAGGAATTTGGCGCAGCGGTGGAGGGCAAAGTCCCCGAACTGGCTGCCGTACTAAAGGCCGGCACGCCCGGCTCCAACCCCAGCAATTCAAAGGATCAAACCATGACAAAGGCGCTGGAAGACAAGGTGGGCGAGCTTGAAGCCAAGCTTGCCAAAATGGCCGATGACAATACGGTCACTCAGAAAATGGCGACTTACTTTGCCGCAGTTTCACAACTCTCCGATGTGGAGAAATCCCATCTCGAAACGCTTGATGAAGCGGGGCAGGACACGTTCCTGAAAGCCTCAACAGATGATCGGGCCAAGATCGTCGCCAAGGCACAGGCTTCGGACGAAGTGATTGACGGGCCGGACGGTGTGAAGGTCCGCAAATCAGACGTAGGTGACGGCGTCTTTGCCATGCTCAAGAAGCAGGCCGAAGACAATGCAGCCCTCGCTGAAAAGGTCGAAAAGCAGGCTCGTGACAGTGAGGTTGCCGTGATCGCAAAAACCTTCGACGGCATAGATTTCGCCAAGGCGGACGAACTCGCACCTGCCATTTATGAGCTGCGCAAAGCCAAACCGGAACCGGCCTCGGTTGTCGAAAAGGCCCTGGACGCCGCGATGAAGCAAATCGCCGAAAACGACAAGCTCACAAAAACACTTGGTTCGACCGCCAAGACAGTTGGCGAAGCCGTTTCGGAAATCCAGTCTTTGGCAGAAGAAAAGCTGGCAAAAGGTGAAGCGAAAAGCATCGAAGTGGCGCGGGATGACGTTCGCAAGGCACACCCAGAGCTGGCCAAGCGCGAAACCGAAGAACGTAAGGCTTCGCAGCGCGCAGCCTAATCCAACATTTTGAAAAGGAGAGCCAGACATGGCTTATGAACTCGATCTGTTCACGATCCCGGGCGCGCTTGCGGCTGCGGACCTGAGCGCAAAGCAGTTTTACTGCGTGAAGAAAAACACCACGGATGGCCAATACGCTCTCTGCACGGTTGACGGTGAGCCTGTGGCTGGCGTGTTGCAGAACAAACCATCTGCAGCCGGTGCGGCCGCTGAAGTGCGGGCCGCTGGTGTGACGAAGGTACTTGCTGTGGAAACCCTGACGGCAGGCGACTTCTGGGGCACTGACTCGGCGGGTAAGGCTAAGGTTGTTGAAGCCACTGTGACAGGTGCTGACGTAGGTGACTACGTCTGCGGTCACGTCATCGAAGGCTGCGCTGCCGGTGAGTACGCCACGGTCACGATTGGCCTTCAGACGTTCCGTGTCGAAGCGCAGTAACCCAAACCAAAAACTTGATTGATTGACCCGCTTCGGCGGGTTTTTTCGTTTCAGAAGGAAATTGAAATGGCACAGCCAACCTCAAGCGACGTCCATGTCGACGCCGCCCTGACTGACATGTCCATTGCGTACATGCAGTCGGCAGAAAACTATATTGCGGCCCGTGCTTCCACTGTGAAGCCGGTCAACCACAAGACGGACAAGTACCACATTTTCAGCAAGAACGACTTCTTCCGCGACGATGCGGTGAAGAAGCGTGCTGAAGGTGGTTCCGCACCCCGCGCAGGCTTCACACTGTCAACAGACAGCTATGATTGCGATGCGTGGTGGACAGCCGTTCCATTGTCCGAGCTTGTAACGGCCAATTCTGACCCTGCGGTTCCGCTCGATCAGGCTGCGGCGCGACTTGTGACACAGCGGAGCTTGATCCGTCTGGATCGCCAGTTCGCCACCGAAATCTTTGCCACCAGCAAATGGGGCACGGACGTTGTTGGCGGGACGGACTTCACGGCGTGGAGCGATGCGGCTTCCGACCCTGAGAACGATATCCAGACCGGCCAGAAGACCATTCTTCAGAATACCGGTCAGGAACCGAACACGCTGATGGTGTCGTTCGACGTTCACCAGGCGCTGAAACGCCATCCACTCATCAAGGACCGCTTCAAGTATACGTCTTCGGAATCCATCACGCCGGAGATGATCGCGCGCTTCTTTGAGTTGGACAGCTATCTTGTGTCCAAATCCGTCTATGCGACCAATACAGAAGGCGGCACGGCAGCTTATTCCTTCACACAAGGGTCGAACGCGCTTCTTTACTACAAGAACCCGAACCCGGGCATTATGGAGCCGACCGCCTTCACAACGTTCGTCTGGTCTGGCCTGACCGGTATGAACGATCTGGGCGTCCGTATTGACCAGTATTATGACAATGATACCAAGGACGACATTATCCGCGGTGAATTTGCCATGGACTTCAAGGTCACTGGCGCCGATCTGGGTTACTTCTTCAGCGGTGCGGCGTAATGCACGGCGTTCGTATCCTGAAGCCCTGCACGTTCCTCGGTAAACGGTCCCAAGGTGAAGTGATCGGTACCGAGGAACTTGAGGCCGTTTCGGCTGCGGTGATTGCCGCAAATGAAACGATCGGCAATCTCGAAATTCTGAAAGGCCCGGAGGGTTCCCCCTCTGGTCAATCAGATGCGCGGATTGATGTGCTTACAGAGAACGTAGCGGCACTCAAAGCGACGGTTTCAAGTCTATACCGCGAGGTTGAGACACTGAAATCTGCTCGGGTGGTTGCTCGCGGGCGTGGTCGCAAGGCCAACCAGAAAGGAACTGACTGATGGCTATCCCACTCAACCAGGTGTCGAAGGGTTCAATTGGCTACACACAGGCCTGCTTTGACCAGCAGAACGGCCTCTACGAGCTGACCGGATCAGGGGCACCGACCGATGGAACGTCAGGCACGGGTGCCGGGTTCGCCGGGCCGGGCTCACGTTACACCGACTACACAAACGCGAAGATGTACATCAATGGCGGCACCAAGGCTTCGCCGGCGTGGGGCATCTTCACCAGCGCTTAAAACCCGGAGAGGCTTGAATGTCAGAACGTATAGGCGGCCATACGAAGACGGTGACGGCCACACCAACAATCAGTACGTCCGCCTATGCTGCGGGGGACTTGATCGGGGGCAAAATGACCCTTTTGAACGCGGTCCGGTTCGGGGACAGCCTTCGCCCGGGAAGCGGGGAAATCCGGTCGGTAACGCTGACAGACAAGGCGAAACAGTCGGCAAGCATCGACGTTGTGTTTTTCTCGGTTGACCCGGATAGCACAACGTTTACCGACAATGCCGCTTTTGATCCTGACGACGCGGACCTGGTGGAGATGATCGGTTTTGCATCCGTCGATAGTTGGAGCGACTTCAACGACAATTCTGTGGGTGTCGCTCTCAATTTGACCGGACTGGCATTTGACGTAGGGCAAAACACAGCAATCTATGCGGCCCTGGTTTCACGCGGAACACCGACATATGCCAGTACGACAGATTTGACTCTTCGCGTCGGCATATTGCAGGACTGACAATGCCGAGTCCTTCACAACGCATCAAGTCACGTCGCCCCTCAGCTTTTCGTCGCTTTCTCGCACGGTATCCTCGCGCGGATTGGGCGGCTGACTTTGAGCAAGGTCTGTACTTTGCAGGCGGGCAGGCTCAGGTTATTGGTGGGGTGGTCTCAAATGTGCCTGCTGGCGAGCCCACAAGTTCGGGCATGCTGGTTGATGGGTCTGATGCACCAAGCGTTGTGCAAGGCTCAGGGTCTATTCCATTCCCAAATTACACTGCCGGGCCGCAGACGTTCTCATTTGATTTTGAAACCCCTGTATCCGCCACAAAGCGCGGCATCGGCAGCCTGATAGTGGATAGCAATAACCGCGCGGATGTTTACCTGTCAGCGGCGGGCGCATTGACGCTTGAGAGCATTGTGTCAAGCGCGAGCCAGGGTTCGGTTGCAATTGCTGG